AGCTTCAAGCTGGTCAAGGTAGTGGTCCATGAACGAGCGTGGTTCAGCATCGGGACGGCATCGCATGATGGCTTCACCGATCCATTCGGCAACGGGTGAGGCGACTCCGTTGCCGCACATTTTGTAGCGGTTCGTGTCTGATACGGGGCCAGCTGTTCCGGTGGCGGTGTGGTTGTCGGGCCAGCCCATCAAACGTTCGCATTCGATGGGGGTGAGTCTGCGTACTTGCATTGATGGTTCCTCGTTTTGGTTTGCTATCACGGGGACGTTGTTTCCTCCAGTACCCATACGGGCCTCCAATGTGTAAACAGGTTCGGTTGTTACTCGAACATCTCCGGTGCGCCGCCCGTCAATGATTAGCACGGTTGCCCTGGTTTCGTGAGCGTTGTCAAACGCGTTCAACGTCGGTGACACCCCCCCCACAATCCAGGTTTCGTAGTCTTGGTCATTCTGTGCGCGGCGAGACTTCGTGAACCACATCTTGTATTACGATTTTGTTTTCGTCTACTTGTTGCTGTTGCGGAAACTTCCAGTCAGATGCGGCGAGCAGCCCAACAATGTCTGACCCGATAATCCCGCGGTATTCTTGTTCCACAATCAAATTGTCTGAACCATCGCCGCGTTCACCAATCTCGGAACCAACACGCAAAGTGTTCGCTACTGGTTCTACGAACAGCACTTGATCGTTGGCACGGGCCAATGTGAGACTGGTGTCTTCCGATACGAGCGGGCCTTTTCCTCCACCGGGTTTGCCTTCACGGTTCCGCACCGTGTACGCCACCGGTTGTTCCTCAACCACCAAGTTGTATGCCTCATCCCCAGCGGGGCCACCGGAACCTTTCGCCCATTTCGATGTCACAGTTCCTCGGAGGACTCCGTTGTCGTCTGTGTGACCTGACTGGCTACCTGCTCCAAAGCTGTCTGCAACCTCGCCGGAAGAGTCTTGCCCCTTCGGTTTGCCCTTCGCAAAATCCCCTGAGCGGCTTTCCCCGACAGCAAATATTTTGTCGGGACATCCTGAGGCTGTTGCAAAATCAAAGCAAGAGATGACGAACACTCGTCTACGCCTTTGGGGGACTCCGAAGTATTGTGCATCCAGCACGACCCACTCCGAGAAACACGCCCCTGCTTCATCCATTTCGTGGAGGACTTCCCCGAAGTCGGCACCTCCGTTGGAAGATAAGGCCCCGACGACATTCTCCCAAATAGACCAGGTTGGGTAGGTTCCATTGCTCAACTCCCGTAGTTCTTTGATGATTCGGATTCCTTGATGGAACAGACCTGACCGTTCACCGGACAGTCCTGCTCGTTTTCCTGCGAGCGACAGGTCTTGGCAGGGTGATCCCCACGCAACAACATCAACACCGTCGGTGTGTTCAAGGATGTGCCGCCCGGTGAGGGTGGTCACATCATCCCATTTCGGTACATCAGGCCAATGGTGATCCAGCACAGCGCGGGCGTGTTTATCGATTTCGCATTGGAACACCGTCGTCATGCCAGCTGCTTCCAGCCCCATGTCGAATCCCCCAACGCCTGAGAACAGGCTGAGAACACGCATCAGAACGGCTGTTCGTCGTCCTCGAACGGTGACGGTGCAGGCATTGACCTGCCGACCTTGCCGACCTCTGCCATCACCTTCTCCGACTGGTCCTTCACATAGATGTCCCACCGCAGCGACGGGCCGCACTCCTCAACAATCACCTTGACGGTCTTGCCTTTGGTGCCGTCCTTCTTGGTGTATTCGTCCTGTTCGTAGCGTCCGGTGACGATGACGGTGTAACCCTTGCGGAGCGAACCACAGATGTTTTCTGCGAGCTGACCGAACGCGACACAGTTGTGCCAGGTGGTCTTCTTCTTGTCGTCCTTGCCGTAGGTGTCGGCAACGGAGAACTCTGCGATTGCCATCCCGCTGGGCGTGAACCGCAGTTCGGGTTCCTGCCCGAGTTTGCCAGTGAATGTGATGTTATTGCTCATGGGTTTCCCCTTTTGTTGGTGCCACCAGTGTCAGCGGCAAGATTTGGTTGGATTTTTTAGCACACCGATGGATGGGTGGCTGGGAGGGTTTGATGTAGAGAGTCACACGGGTTCGGCACCGTTCGCAGAACCATTCTTGTTTTGCCATTTGCGTTCCCTTCGACATGTTCGACATTCGCGTGATCCGTTCGGGCGAGTATAGGTGTTGGGTGTGTCATAGATGTGTCCGTGGGGGCAGACGGTTTTGTTGAGGTTCCAGTGCCGGCCCCGGTCAACCACGTCTCTCATGTTGTCGGTTTGTGTTCCACCTTCGAGGTGGTTGGGGTTGACGCAGGTGCGGTTGTCGCATTGGTGTCGGACGACTGGGGGCCAGTAAAGGTGGGTGAGGTAGAACGCGACTCGGTGGGCTGCTCGGTGTTTGCCGAGTATGTAGATTTGTCCGTAGCTGTCGCCTCGGCGGGAGCCTTGCCATTCCCAGCAGTGGTCGGGTGGGCCGACCGCTACGCGGGACCAAAACCTTGTGGTGGTGGTGTAGGTGATGTGCATGGTTGCCCCCAGGGTTTTCCCCCGCCTGTGGGAAACTTAGCAGGCACGTTTCCTGTATCTGACCACTTTCGGGTGGTTCGATTTGCAGATGTACGCTTTCAGGAGGGCTGATCCTCGGACGCAACCCCAACCGAAAGGTCCGACACGCCAAATGTGGGTGCCGTCACGGGTGGTGTACCCGGAGAACGCGATTGCGTCTGCGACGCGGACCTGTTGGCGGGGGGTTAGCCCTTTGGCTGAGTGGTATTTGGACCAGCGGCGGAAGGTTTGGCGGTGGATGCCGAGGCCGCCTGTGTAGCTGCGGGTGGAGTGGTTCCAGTTGCCGCCGGTTTCGCACTGAGCCAACGAATCGTAATACTTATCGGGGAGGATTGCGCCGTATTTCTTGCGGGACCAATCCAGGTGGGGGTGGGAAGGGGTTGGGGTGTTGCTCGCCTCTACGGGGCTTACAGACCCCAATGAGAGGATTGTGGTGGACAGGGACAGGATGAGAACGGCAGCGGTTTTACGCATGGGGTTCCTTTCGACGGGGGACAGGGCAAGATTCAGGCCATACAACTCCTAACTGTGAAACGGATTAGGAGAGTTTAGCCTTTCGGACGCACCTGGTCAGACCACACCACCGGATCAGGCCAACCATCAAACGACCACAGCTCCGACTGCGGCACCCACCAAGTATCAGGCGACTTCATAGCACCCACCTTCGAACCCTCCTTCTTCGTAATCCACCCAGCCAACAGGATGTGTCTGTCAGCCACGATAGCGAGAATGTACGGCGCATCCTTGTCCTGCGGATGTATGAACAAATGCCCGTCACGATGCTCCGTGGAACGCACCTGATAGTACGCCACATCACCAGGCAAATCCGCGAGACGTTGATTCGTCGCAGGCTGCCAATGCCTGTCAAACGCTTTAGCCACCGCATACTCAGCCATCATCCCAACAATGTCTATCTGCCAGTAGTTCTTCCGTTCACCGGCACCGTACACCTGCGGACGGCCCCGCATGATGGACGCTATCCGCCGCTGGCAACCAGCCATCGCCGCGTGAGCCAGCTCGTACTCGTCAAGAGTCACCACGATTTGCACCGTGCGCCTCCAACTCGAACCATGCGGAACCGTACACCTCGAACGGGTGCGCCCCACGCTTGCAGCAATGACGGTCAGCCACGAAAACATCAACACCTTTCTCACGCCACCTAGCGAACGTCTGCTGGGTGGACGCAGGAACAGGGGCCTCCATCTTCTCAATGAACTTGATCAACGGCTCCGGGTCAATAGTGAACGACCCCTCAGGATTTTTCCTCAGCTTGAACCGGTACTCGGCGTATGCGGCGCAACACTCGTCGCACCTGCATTTGTGTTGACGGTAACGGTTGACCCCGTGCCGCCAGTTGTCAGGATTCCTCGGCATCCTCGTTTTCCCCTTCTATTCCGGGACAGTCATGGTCCCATTGCCAGTCACAGTAGTCGCAGCGTTCGTCGTATCGGGCGGAGCATCGACAGCGGGCCAGCCCTGGGTATTCACATTCACAGGTGTCCATCAGTAACCTGCCTCCTTCAACAGTTTCACAAACCACTCGAACGGTAGAACCGCATACCAATCAGCAGGGTTCGTCGTGCCACGCTTCTTGGCGACAACCACCCCCGTGTCAGCTTTCGCGTTCACAGTTTCCGATTCCAGTTCTTTGATCCAACCAGCCAAATCCATCTTGGCGTGGTTCTTCACCTCGAACACGACCGGACCGCAACCAGTGATGTCACCCTTGTCAACGGTGCCGTGCAACGCTCGCCGTTCAGCATGGGGAAACCCGTTGTCACGGAGAAACTTCACCACCGCAGTCTCAGCGGCAGTCCCCTTTTGTTTCGCTTTACTCATACTTGCGGGCCAGTTCGTTAGCCAACCGTTCAATCTCAGTTGACAGTTCCCTGATGCGTTCCTCCAGCAAAGCAACCTTCTCAGCCCAGGTCGCAATCTCGCGGGTCATCCCCCACGTCGCAGCCAGTTCAGCACGGCGACGCAACTCATCGTTCGCGTCAGCGGCATAGTCACCATACCGACCCATCAGAACGCCTCCGGCATGAACGCCTCGTTGTAGGCATGACGAATCAAATCACGGATCAACACAGACCGCTTGATGCCATGCTTCACACACAACTCCTCAATCTGTCGCAGCTGGGTGTCCGTCATGCGGATACCGACAATCTTCGAGGAAGCCTCCGATGCGGTCGGGTCAACAGTTCGCTTGTTCGCCATGTCAGCCCACCAGTTCCTTGAACGTGGCCCGCAGAGCAGACAGGTGCGCCTGAATCCACACAGCACCAGGTTCAATACCTGCTGCTTCGGCAACGCTGTCCGCATCCAGCCCCTTTGCTTCGCAGGCGGCACGGAACTGTGCAACCTGCTCGTCGGAGAGTGGGGCGGTCGGCTTCGGTGACAGGTCGCTCTTTGCGTCCTGCGGGCGGTTGCCGATGGTCTTGCTTGTCACAGCCTGACCGGTCTGCTTCGGTGCGGGCTTCGCTGGTGCGTGATGATCCAAGTCATCCCATTCCTGCTTCGTCCACAGCGACAGGCCGATACCGAAACGCATCGCCCCGTTGCGGAGAGCGTCACCGTACAGCACCTTGTCCAAGTCCATGCTGTTCGCCTTTGCGGTGCCGATAGCGAGGCGGGCCTGCCCGAGCAGTGTCATCTCGAACCACATCGTTGCCATGTCGTTCACGATGTTGACCGCCGGACGACCGTTCTCCCATGCGATAGGGACGAGCCGCCAGTGCGGGTCAATCTCGATGAGGATGCGGGTGATGTCCGCGTGACCCACGAAGTCAAGGGTTGCCCCACCTTTCGGCAGTTTGCCGACAATCTTCGGGTCCGGCACCGCGTAGTCCACCAGGACTTTGCGGAGTTGGTTGGTGTTCTCTGTCATTACTTTTCCCCTTTCAAGGATTTTTGGATGTATTGAATTGCTTTCTGCAAAATTGCTGGATTGTCGTTGAATCGTGCAATACCCGTATTACAGGAGTAGCAGAGTAACCCCCGAATACATGAACCGCAAGACCTTTCAGTCGGACAACATGTTCTGTCGTGATCTACCGACAAAGCAACCACTTGTCCACGCCGCATCATTGTTTCCGGTTGACCGCAAATAGCGCAAACACCATTTTGTGTTGACAACATTGCGTCATAAGCGGCACTGGTAAGACTGAACTTGTGTTTGAGTCTAGAGTTACGCACCTTGTTGGGGTTGTTGCGCCGCCAATTCTGCGTCAACCCCACATGGCAAGCTTTACAAATGCTGGCGCGACCGCCCTTATTCCGGGGCGACGGACGAAACTGTTCTTCGCCCAATGCTGCGTGGCACTTTGTACAAGTTTTCATCGGTCGTTTTTCAAAAGGAACGTGCGGGTTGTTGTTTGTTTCGTGAACTGAAGTGCCAGTTCCGGGTGTGCCACCCTGAACCCTTTGCTGTCAAACGTGTCACGCACCTGGGTTTTCCATGTGGCAACCGTGTACCCGTTCATCACAGCCGTGTCCGACTGGCCCATCAACTCACAAATCTGTGCCTTCAAATCGTCCTCAAGTTTCTTGTACGACTCCAGTTCGCTGCGAACATGCCGCAACCTGTCGAACAGGTCCTTGTGGGCAGGATCAATGTTACTGGTTGAGTTCAACGATTCCTTGTAGCGGGTCTGCACCGTCTCATACGACCAGCGCACCCCGGTCGGGGTCATCCCCAGTTCGATGCTGTTCAACCAGTTCTCCACAGCGGCGACATGCTCATCCATTTCTGCCTGTGTGATGTGCTGGACATGGATGTGGAGAATCATGGACGGGTCGAAGATGGCCCACAGGATTTGGTTCACATCAGCGCAGATGGCTTGCTGGATGCCTTGAATCTTCCAGTAGTCCGGCAGTTGACCTTCCCATTTGCGGGTGGTGGTTTTGATTTCCAGCACCTTGCGTTTGCCGTCCTGTTCCCACAGCCCGTCCAAGGTGGCGACCATACGCGCCCCGTTCGCAGAGTCGGCAGCAAACATTTCCTCGGGGGTGTCGAACCGCAGCCCGAGCTTGTCGCTCGCCCATTCCAACACGAACGGCTCCAACCTGTTGCCCCGCTCCATCGCCGGGTTCGGCGGAATCGGGGACGGTGCGACATCACCCAACAGTTCGGCGGCGTACTTGTCCATCGGGACGAACGGGTGCAACCCGTAGATTGCGGCGACAGCTGATGCTGAGACACGCTTGTTGCCGTGTTCGTCACGGAAACGGATGTTCAACCATTCCTGGCCTCCGTGTTCCGGTTTAGGGATGCGGTAGCGGTTGAGTGTCATAACCCCTTCTTTCTTGTTGAACGGTAAGGTACAGGCTACGCAGAGGGTGTGTCAAGGTCTGACACGATTTTTTCTGCGGGAATCACCGTCATGTTCCTGACCATCCCGACCGGGATGTGGAACCCGTGGATACCCTCACCATCGGTGATGGTCTGCCACACCGACACATGATCCTTCTTGCCGCCCGGTGAGTCAGCAGGGACAAGATACCCGATGGTGGTGACGATGCACTCACCGTCATCCTCATAGTCGTCAAGGTTGAGCCAACCGCCAGCTGAGGCGTGAGCGTCAGCCCATTTCACGATGACAACAGGGAAGTCACTCGCGTCCATCGTCTTCGCCTTTCGTGCCGCACACAGGGCAGTACCGTGAGTCTTTCTCGGGCCATGAGTTCCCGCAGTCGGGGCAGGTCAACCAGTTGTGATCCATGCGGGGAACCCTAGCAACAGGGTGTCACACCTAAAACAAAGACAACTGTTGCGTTGCACGGTTCATCATGTTGATGAGTTTCGGGGTGTTTATATCAGGCCCGAACGCCAAATACGTCCCGTCAACAGAATCACACCCCCAGTCAACTGCAATCCTGATCCGTCTAGAACTATTGACCCGGCCCATATGCACCCATTTGCCTAAAGTTTTTGCGTAGGCCGTGATAATCCTGGCTGTTTCCCCCAGTTTGAAATCCGTTGTGCCACCAATAAACAACGCATCACAACTATCCCACGGAATTGACTCGATTGTTGCCCCATCCTGCAAAACAAACGCTGGTTTGTAGCCAAGCGACCGAACAAAACCGCTGTACTGATCCCACCTGTGCAACGTCCCCACATGGTCGGCAACAACATCAGGCACCACAGCGAACAGGGCCGACGACGGCGACTCTTTTGATTCAAGCCACCGTCGCCAAGTTTTTTCGTCCCACTTGGCGGCGAAACAACCGTTGTCTGCTGCCCACACAAACTCTGAAGGCGCAACACGTTGAGAAAACGGGGTGAGCAGAATACCTATGCCGTTATTCAGTAGGTCAACACGAAGGTTTTCTTTAGCGGGCAAACAACCGGATAGGTACAGCACGACGCGCCCAAATAAAACACCCGGCAAGAACAGCCATCACGGTCTTGCCGATGACCTGTCCTTCCCAATACTGGGTTGAACCAAAAGCAATCTGCAAAAACACAAGTGAGTCAATGACACCACCGACGATTCCTGATGCCGTTACTGCTGCGATAATCGAACGCTTCTTGATTTCTGTGTACACAAAAAAATCTGACAGTTCGCCCAGTGCAAACGCAACAGCTGATGCTGTTGCCACGACAGGGTTGACTAGGTACGACAGGCCGACACCCAAGACGATCGCCACCAAAGCTGGCTTCCTTCCGAACTGTTCCTGAATGTAGTCACGCATGAACAGAGCGATACCGATGGCTAGCACACCACTCGGGGCTTGGTAACCGAACCCGACCGGGATTGTGTGCGGGCCGTCAGGAAACGCCTGTGAACCGATGTTGTTGATCATCCAGTTGGCTACGGGGATGGTCAACAGATAAGAGATAAACGAGATGTACTTGGCAACCTTCATGCCGCTCACGCTACCATCTTGGTAGTTCTATACGCGGGATGTTTTCTTGTTCAGCAAGGCTGCGAGCCGTTCAACCGCCTGAATGAACTGGTCCTGGTCGTTCGGCAGGACCGGGGTTTTCATCAGGTATTTCAGGAGCAGTTCAACATCTTGACGGGTCATAGGACTCGTCAGATTACTACTTGGCTTTCGGTGCAGCCTTCTTGCGAACCGTAGAACTTTCAGGTTTCTTTTCCACAACCGTGAGACGTGCCTCGATACGGTCAATCGCATCGCGCATGGATGCGCCACCGTTGTTCACCATGTTTGACTCAACGAAAGACACAGCCTTTTCAATGCGCTTCCCCCATCTGACGACCGGGTACACAACGCCACGCCAAATGATGCCGAGGGCTGCGACCACGCCGCCAGCTGTGATGATCCACTGTGCAAAAGTCATGGTCTGTCCTTCACTTCAAGATAAATGAGAGAAAAAAACAGGCATACAGAAAAGCAGATGCCAAAAAGAAAACTGCTTGCCAGGGCCGCATACCTCATGCCTGTCCGTGAATCTTTTTCCACACGGCAGCGACCTTGCCCGGATCGTCAGCCATAGCAGGTGACAACTCGAAATGCAGCCAGCGTCCGCCCTGCGAACCGGCGTTGTCCTTCTCGTCATAGACCTTCACCCCGGCCTCACCCTCGCCGCGACTGCATCGGTAGCCGCGACCCCAGCCCTTCTCCTTGTCGGTCTTGTCCTCATCGAAAGCGTAGTCGTGTGCCTCCTCCAGCTGGAACAGCTTTGAGTTGGCGAGCATCAGGTTCCACAGTTCCATCGCCCGCTTGCGGTCTTTGTAGCCAAGGTCGCAGGCCCGCCCCGTGGCATGGACGGACAGCCACTTTGGGTCGCCCTTCTTTGCCTTCGGGTTGTTCATCGAACGGTTCGCAAACCCACCCAGGTTGCTCAGCCCGTACTCCTTGATGGCAAGGTCCATGAACTTCTTCGTGCCGAGACGAAGCCCGGTACGGCTCAGACCGTCGCTGTTACCTGTGTACTTACGACCCGGCATCGTCTTCCTCCTGTTGGCATTTGTCGCATATCCACCCCGTAGGGTTCCCGTCATCATAGTCAAACGGTTCGCGGTCGTCGCCGCCAAAGTCGTAATCGTCGGGGATTTCTTCCCAGGAACCGTATGTTTCCAACGCTTCCTCAAGACTGTTCAACACTACGCTGAGATACCCGGTGTTGGCGACCACCATCCCGATGTCCACCCCATCCCAAAACTCCAGGGTTTCAGCCTTGTACTGGATGTCGTCATGTTCGGGTCGGGCCTCGTCGTTCCAGTGGTGAACGATGTCCGCGAACTTGTCGTAGTCCTCCATCGCACGGCGGTACGCCTCACGCTGCGGGTCGGACATCCAATCAAACATGGCTAGTCATCCATTCCGATACCGAGAGCGATGGCTGCCAGCATGATTGCAAGGGTTGCCCCGGACAGCATCAACGCCTTCTGAAGTGTCTCACCGGACAGGGTGATGAGGATGAACCCGGTGCCTGATGCCCACATCAGCAGGGCGTAGATCGCGCCGAGATACTTCCTCATGGGTGGCACATTACCATCTGCGGGTCGCGCCGATGGCGGCGATAGTGGTGACGGTGGTGATGACAATGAGGGCGCGGCGGGTGCCGACTGGGACGACGGAACCGAGCGGGACGTAGGTGTCGGTAGCCCCGGAGAAGATGTCCACCTCATCCTCGAACGCTTCGCGCACCTCGGCTGGTGCGTCCTGCACTGCGGCAACCAGTTCGATAATTTGGTCGTCGGTGAGGGTGTCCACATCAAGGGCTTGGAACACCGCTTCGGCTTCGTCGGCGGTGAGGGCGGCGACCTGTTCAGGGTTCGTGGCGATAGCCGCCGCCTCGGCAGGGGTAGGTTCGGGTGTGACCTCAACAGTCGTATAGGTTTGTTGTACGGTTGTCGTTGTTGTTGTAGTGACCGGAACAGTTGTGGAGGTTGAAGATGTGGTGGTGGAAGTTGAAGATGAGGTGGACGGTGGAATCGTGGAAGTGGACGGTGGAACGGTGGGGGCGACAGAGGTTGTCGTTGTCTCCGGAGGCGACGTGGTGGTTGGCGGTGGCGGTTCTGTCGTTGATGTTGGCGGCACCGTTGATGTTGTGGTCGTGGTAGAGGTAGTCGATGTCGAGGTGGTGGTGGTTGGAGGCTCCGACGTTGTGGTTGGGGGCAGCGTGGTGCTTGTTTCTGTGGATTGTGTGGAGGTCGTAGACAGCGCGGTGTTGACCTCCAGGTCGTACTCGACCCCTTGCCACCATCGGTTTGGATCACCGCAACATATCCCGGCCCGCAGACGGTACTGCCCTGCCGGTAGGTCAGCCTGAATGTAGGACTGCAACCCGAACCAGTCGTCGTTGGCGGTTATCAGTTCGTTGTCGGCGTTGTACAGCCACAGATGCGGGTCGGACCCTATTCCTTCGATGTAGTGGGTGCGGGCCGTGAACCAGGTTTGTTCACTGAAAGTGAACCAGTAGTCACTGTTAGTGGTTACACGGGTGGTGTCCGCAGAAACCGATGATGACAGCAGGAACCCCAGCCCTGCCAGCAGTATGACGACCCTACTGAGCCGGGTCTTCAACTACAGGCTCGGCTGCGCCCTTCGACTCGTTGACAGCGGCACGGGTTTCGGTCTTGACACCGAACGCCTCGTCCACTTCCTCCTTCGTAAGACCACCATCAAGGGATGCCTGCGCGAGCTTCGTGATGACGGTGGCGCAGGCGGTGAACCCTGCGAGAGCAGCCGAGTACCACAGCGGCATTGACTGTTCGGGGTTGATGGCGTTGATGACGGACGAACCGGTGATGATACCGAGCGACGAAACCAGGAACAGGGCGATCATGCGGCCCAGCACGTCCTTGGCAATCTTCAGTGACATCATGGGGGTTCCTCTGTTCTCCCCTGTCAGTCGTGTTTGATGATGTAATTTACCACAAGGTACGGCTGGTAGTAGGCGGTGCCTGACCCGGTGGAACCGGTGGTGCCTGAAACGCTGTGGGTGTGGGACACGTCATGGTTGGCGACGGTGATCCCAGTGGTGTTTGAAGCGGTGTTTTCCGTGTACGTTGACAGGGCGATGGTCGCAGCCAGCACCATCAGCGAGTCGCCAGCCAGTTGGTCGACTGCGGCTTCCTGCCCGTTGATGGTGTGGACATGGCCTGGGTCGGTGACGCTGTGGGTCAGGGTTGCGTTGGCGGACATCCCGCCGCTGGTGGCGGAGAACGTGTGGGTGTGAGACGGCAGGTTCGCCTCTGCAATCGTGGCTGAACCACCCGTGCCGAGCAGGGTCAGGGATGCGTTGTCACCGATAGCGAAACGGCCCCGCAGGTCGGGAGTGTTTGCGCCGACAATGGCAGCAAGGGCGGTGTACCCCGTGGTGCTGGTGCCGTCACACAGAAGCCAGCCCGTCGGGGCGGACGCACCACCGTACATAGCGATAGTCCCCACCGGGACAAGGAACGCCTGCAACGCGGCAGCAAGGTCAGCCAAAACAATCGTGCCGTCAGCAATCTTTGCGGACGTGACAGCCGAATCCGCGATACCAGCCGTCGCCACCTGACCCCACTCCGGTGCCGTAGCCCCCGAGTTCACCTTCAACACCTGGGCCGCCGTGCCGATAGCCAACTGTGCGAACGTGGACGCACCCTGATACACGATGCCACCCTGATTCGCATACGTCGAAGTCAGCTCGTTCGCCTCATCCGCATCCACCGCTGTGAACACCGGGTAGATACTGCAACCCGCCGCATGGTTCTGATCCGTGGTGTCATCAACCCCGCGGGTCAACGACGAAATGGTCGTACCCGAAATTGAGCCGACCAGCACCTTTTCCTCGGTGGACAGACCGGGGTCAACCACCACATAGAACGGACCTGAGGTGGGCCACCCGGTAGCGGAACCGATGACACAAGAGGTGGCACCCGCCGACAGACCAGCCGGGATGGTCGTGGCTGTCGCGTTACCCTTGTACTTTCTGCGTGTCTTCGGCATGATGCTCCTATTCGGTGATCGTTCTCATTATAACCACGGCTGTCCCTTCCCACAGCCAGTCGTCGGTGGAGGTGTCCAAAGCTTGCCATTCGATGTCTTCGACGATGACGGAGTAGGTGTCGCCTTTTTCTTGGTAGCTGACGATACGCGGGTTCGTGACCAGGTTGTCGAGCAGGTCCCGTTCGTTTTCGACATCCATGAAGTAGTCCTTGTTGCCTGCCCGCAGGACGGAGTGCAGGAGGACAGGGACGGAAATGAGGCGGGACCTGACGGGGGCGGCGTAGGCGCGGGCCATCCATCGGGTGAATGTCGGGCCTGTGGTGGCGGTTGCCCTGGTGAGGGTGAGCCGGTAGCCAGCGTCAATGAACTTGTTTTCGGGGGCGAGGAAGGTGTGTTCGGTGTCGCCTGTGTCGTTGTGGGTGCCGATGGAACTGTACGCGCCGTTGTCGGTGGCGACATCAGCTGAGACGGTGCCTACGAGTGGTTCGACACGGATGTCGAATCGGGGGGCGAACTTGCGGTCGGGGATGCCCCACTGGTATCGGCCTGTTTCGATGGTGCCTGACGCGACAAGGTTTGCGCTGTCCTCAACGATGACCCCGACACCTGACACCATGAACACGGCTTTGTCGTCGAAGATGACCACGTTCGTGACCGCAGCAGTGGAGTTGTACATGAGGTCGGTGGCGAAAGCTGGGGTGTTCGCGGCTATAAACGTTGACAGGTCCAACCTGCCGAGGCCGCCCGAGGTGCCGTCATAGTTAGTCCAGGTGAACCATGAGAAGCGGTCGTTGGACGAAAACTTTTGTACGTCTCCTGAGGTGGGGATGATTGCGCCAGCAACAAGATTGGATTGGTTGTCGGTGGTGCAGTAACGGACACCTTTGTTTGTTCCGATCAGGATGTTCCCCAAATACCCTGAGATAGCTGTTGCTATTTCACCCGTGGGGAGTTCGAGGGCGACCACACCACTGTCTAGGGTGCCGTCAGATTTGATTGTCACCTTGTAGACATAAGACTTTTTGTTGGCGTACCCGGCGGCGTACACAGCGTTCTGACCGGTTGCGACACCCACCCATCGGAAACTTGCGTCAATTGAGTCAATAATTTTTGATTTGCTTCCCCCAGCATCAATGTTGTAGAGGTCTTGGTCGTATGCACCGAACATGAACCCCTTGGCGAAACCCAACATGTAGTACGTTTCTGACGTGTTGATGAGGATGTTGCTGGCATCTGTCGTGGACACAGCCGGATCAATGTATCGGACACCACTGGTCGTGAACCCGAGATAGATACGGTCACCGTTCGTTGCCATCGCGGTGCAGGTTTTCCCTGCTGGTTCACCAGTGCAGTCAGTCCATGTCGGGCTAGACGCGAACGGGTCGGTCGTGAACTTCAAGTCACCGTTCACCGAGATGTACACCCTGCCGTCCTGGACAACCATGTGCTGCGAGGTGGCGGCGTTCGACAACGACACTTTCGTTGCGTTCAGCAGAGTCAACTGGCCTTTCGTCCACGGGTTGATTCCCTTCGACTTGTAAAACCGGTAGTCCTGCGACTCGGCAACATCAGCGTATTTCTGTCCCGCCCCGAAATGCCAGGAGTTCTGCCCCCTGCGCCACAACCCTTGCGGGCTGATAGCAGCCTCGCCTGGTGCGGTCGAATTGTCCTGCGAATCACGCACACGCGCATCAAACTGGCGGGTGAAACGACCCGAGCGGGAATCAATCAGATACGGGCGACCATTGATAGCAACAGGAAAAACATCAGGAACAAGAGCAGTCGTACCCGTCCCCGTATAAAACGACGGGCCGCCCGTGTACGCGGTGCTGAAATCAATCAGAGGCACCGGGCTAGTTCCTTGTCAGAAACGTCGGGTACTGCCGTGCAAGACGGGCAGCCTCCGCCGTGATCCTGTCCCTTCTGAGCCTCAACAGGTTTTGGATGGAGTTCGTGATGGCACCCGACCCGACTTCCTCAGCGCGGCGGGTGTCTCCCTGCGATTCGGTGAAGTTCCGCTTCAACTCTCGCGGGGACATGACCCGTATCTGCACACCCAAGTTGATGATGTCCTCACAAGATGTCGGCAGACCAGCAAACGAAAACAGGTTCTGTCCTTCGCTGGTCAGCTGGGTGAACGGAGCCTTGTAGACGATACGGAGACGGCCCTGCTCGCAGTCCTGCTCAAACCGGATAGCGTACCCACTGGAGAAATCATCGGTTGGGAGGTCACGGACCAGTTTGATGCGGCGAATCTGCCGGTATTCGTCGCCTTTGATGCGGACATGGACGGACACCACATCAATGATGTCCGCCACGGACGGCAAGTTGATGAACTCGTCGGAACCGTTGTAGTCGTAGTCAAACGATTTGATTTGGAACAGGCCATGCATCGGGGATGACAGGTCTGACAGTTCGTCGTTGAGGGCTTCAAGGATTTGGGCGCGGGGGAACCTGGGGTTGACGGTGATGAGGGCGTTCGCTGAGTGGCTGGCTGCGGTGGTGCCGTTGAATCCGCGTTCCACGGTGAGCGTTTTTGATCCTGAGGTGGATGCCCACACATAGAACATTTCGCTGTCTATTTCGAACACTGAACCGGGGCGTAGACCGTCAAGGTCGTACAGGGCGACAACGCTGGTGGTGGTTGCGTTGATGCTTGCCGACAACTTGTTCTTTTGTTCAACGGTTCCTGAGAGTAGTTGTCTCAGGGTCCTGTTGATGACGGTCGTACCAGTGGACATTTACTTCTTCTTGGCCTTCTTCTTCTTTGCCATCCCAGCCTCAGACATGGCGATAGCAACAGCCTGCTTGCGGGACTTCACAACAGGGCCACCCTTACCGGAGTGGAGGGTGCCGCCCTTGTATTCGCGCATCACCTTGGCGACCTTCTTGGAGCCTTTCACTTCTTCTTCGCCTTCTTCGAGCCAGCCTTCTTCTTGCCGTACTCCATCATGCGCTCCTTCGCGCCTTCCATCTTCTCATGCTTCTTCATGGCAGACTTGGACTTTCCCTTGGAACCGTAATGTCCGGGCATAATGACTCTCCTTTAGACGGGGTTCCCCTGACTATACCCCATACCACACCAGGTTCGTTTTGAGGCGTTCATCCGTAGGGTTCAGCAGGGCTGCCTGTTCCCCGTGGATACGGGCCTCATAGAGGTAGCCGAGATGCCAGCAGGCGACAGCCAGCAGATCATGGGGGAGCCACCCCCAAGCGTCTGCTTCGCACAGATAGTCCAACGGTTTGTCGGTGATGTGCAGGGCGGCTTGGGCGAACTGGTAGCAGGCTTGCCAATGGTGCTGGTCGTGGTAGTGGCGAGCCAACATGACGAGGGTTTCCCTGCGGCACGGGTCTTGTTCGAGGGCGCGGTACAGGTTGATGACGTTGCCGTTCAACTTGTACAGCATCCGGTATGCGGCAGCTATCTCGGCGGGCCACTTCGACAGCAGTGTTGCCGATATCAAATGGCGGGTCGCGTTTATCTTGTCGCCGTGATAAAAGTATTCTCTGCCGAGATAAAACTGGTTGCGGTCATCGTTCGGTTCTTCCTGCACAGCCAGTTTCAGCAGGTCAAAGTATTGCCCCCGGCTTTTGGTCGGGTCGGGGTGATGGTGGATTTCGAGTCCTGGCACCCAGCCCTGTATTTCTGTATCGGTTGGGGTGATGACCTCATGGACGGGGTGTTTCCAGTGGTAGCCGTGGCGGGCATGGATTTTGTCGCCGCCGTACACCAAACCTTCTGATCCGTCGGGGTTCCAGCTCCACACATATTTGTAGCGGGGGCGGGTCACGTCGGGTCGTGCGCCGAGGTAATACTCCAGTTGTTCGCGCCACATCGGGTTGAGGATTTCGTCCATGTCCAAAGCGATACACATGTCGATGTCGTCGGGGAGGAGGCTGAGGGCATGGTTGCGGGCGACATCAAATCGCCACGGGAAGAACTGGACGAGTTGGGTGTTGATCGCGTGGCTGTCTGCGAGGTGTCGGGTGTTGTCGGTTGATCCTGTGTCGAGGATGAGCCGATGGTCTGCGTCTTGGGTGGTTTCGGCCCAGCGTTGGACGTGTTGGGCTTCGTTTTTGGCGATGGTGTAGATACCGATTTTCATGGTCCCCTCCTGGTGGTGGTCAGGCTAACGGTTTGTGTGGAGGCAGGGAAAGCCAGTCAGCGTATTCTTCGTCGGTCATTGGACGCACTAGGTCGTCTATCTGAATGTTGGGTCGGTCGTCAGATGGTGTTTCTGTATCCATAGACACGGATGGTTCCTCCAGTCATAGTTCCAGTAACGGCAGTAATCGTAAATGCCGTATACGCGGTTGCAGCATTATGAAAACCATTTGCATTTACAATAGAACCCGACGTATTCATAACAGCATACTGAACTGTGATAGCAGTTATCTTTGCGACATTGGGACTGTATACATCAATGTTTGAGTTCAAGGCTCCGGCTGCGCCTGTGCCTGCATAGAGGAACCGAGTTGAGTTGTTTAGCCCAACAGCATTTACGGTGGCGGGACCAGCGGTTGCATAAGAGTGATACATGACACCGCCGTAATATCCAGTTGCTGAAGACCCCAACGTAAACGCTAAGTCAACTGCTGTGCTTGCTACCCCGCCACTGATAATGATTTTGTAGTTTTCAAAGTCGGAATTGAAAGCATCCGTAACTTCAACCGAGGCTACCGCTGTGCCAATCGTCTGCGTCTTTATCAGCACCATTCCGGGTGGGCTGTCGGTGTCTGCGATCATCACCCATGCCGCACCCTCATACACCAACACACGGTTCGTGTCCGTCTCGTAAATCATTTGGCCTTCGAACGGTGTGGAGGGTCGTGTGGTGGAGGTGCAAACCCCTGGGCGAAGACCGGTAGAAAGATTAGAAATAGCCATCAGATTGCGTTCCTGTATCCGTAAGTCCGCAGTGTCCCTGCCAACGTTGCCGCACTCGCTGTTGTTATCTCAAACCCATCAATTTGTGTCGTGGCAATATTGCGAGCAAAAGTTTGGTTGAAATCGCTATCCGTGTTGGAACGACCAGCAACACCATTCGCATAATACGACGTGTAGTCAGCAACCTGCGGGTTCATCCATTCAATAATGTAATTAGACGCATACGTCGCAAAGGCCGCGCCGATCAAACCGTATTGGTCGCTTCTTGTGTTTTTGGAAAGTGAAGCCGCAGACAACTGGTTGTACACGTTTGTTGACAGGATGTTTCCCGTTTGAACGGTTGTGCCAACAAGAAACCGAATATAAAAGTTGGTTCCAGTTGAACCAAGCAAGTCAAGACTGCACCGATAATTAGCAAACTCGGATGTAAACAGCGACGTAAACTGTTTCGTTGATGTAGCAGTGAATGTTTCGGTTTTGATTAGCACCATTCCTGGCGGGCTGTCGGCATCAACGGTCATCACCCACGCACCACCGTCATACACAAGCGTCCGGTTGGTGTCGGTTTCGTAGATGTATTGCCCCTCAAACGGGCTGGCAGGCCGCGTCGAACTCGTACACACACCCGGCTGGATTAGACGCGACGACGGCAAATAATTCGAAAGACCCATTGTTAGTTCCTGTACCCGTACACGCGGATAGTTCCACCAGTAATAGTGCCACTACCAGGCGCAATCGTAAAGTCCGTAAAAGATGAGGCGACGCGGTGTACGCCACTGGTGGACCCAAGCGAAGAAGTAACGCCTTCAAAATTGTAGGGACCACCAAATGAGGTGTATTTAGCCAAGAACGGGTTGTTTATGTCAATGTTGAATTGAAATCCATTAGCGGAAACCGTGCCTCCTCGGGCAAACACGGAACCGTTACTTGTGCCAGTAGATTTAGGGGTCGTCGTGGCACTTGTGTCCGCATACATCACAATGTCGTAGTAGCCCGTTGTTGATGCGCCCAACTTCAGCGTCACGTTTTCTGAGGCACTGGAACTGCCGCCAGTAATGACGATTCGGTACGCATCATACGTCGCGTTGAACACACCGCTTACTGTGTGACTGGACACCCCGGTTCCCACAGTTTCTGTTCTCAACAGCACCAAACCAGGAAGCAAAGCATCCCGACCCAAACCCGACGAAATACCCATCAGAGTTCCCGGTCCCAACCAGTAATCGTCACAGTCACCTTCGACGCAGTATCAGACGAACCCTGAACAGTCTGAGCAGCCTCCAACACCAAGGCCGTATCCAACACCACCGTGTCATACGCAGCCACCGGCAACTGAAACACAAAACAGTTCTCAACTGTCGCCGTCGACCCAACCGCCAGCTTCACCCAGCGCTCCACCCCATCCGTATTGCACACCACAATCTGCTTGATTGCATACTGACGGCCCGAAGGCACCGTGAACAGAGTCGTGCTGGACGTGCCGAGAAACGTCGGAGCGTCAAGCAACTTCGGGAAAACATCGCCACTAGCCATTTATGGGTTCACTTCCATGATGAGATATGTTGTCAGATTACGGGTGGTTTGTACAGGTGCCGCAGCCCCCGTAGGACCAGTCGGACCCGTCGGTCCTGTCGGTCCTGTAACAGTAGACGCAGCACCAGTCGCGCCCGTGGGACCAGTCGGGCCTGTGGGTCCAGTTGCACCGACCGCACCCGCTGTACCTGTCGCACCCGTCGGTCCCGTGGGTCCCGTCGGACCAGTCGGGCCTGTGGGTCCTGTCGCGCCGTCCACACCGATAGTGCCAGCAGCCCCCGTAGGGCCAGTAGGACCCGTAGGACCAGTCACAGTCGACGGATCACCCTGAGGACCAGTCGGCCCAGTAGGACCAGTAGGACCAGTTACCGTAGACGCAGCCCCCGTCGCACCTGTAGGACCAGTAGGTCCTGTATCTCCAGTTGCCCCAACAGCACCAGTAGGTCCGACAGGTCCCGTGCTACCCGTAGGACCAGTTGGTCCTGTACTGCCAACAGCTCCTGTAGCTCCGGTAGGTCCAGTCGGCCCAACTGCACCGGTTGGTCCAGTCGGTCCTGAAGGTCCTGTAGGACCAGTTGCCCCCACCGTTCCAGTTGCCCCAGTCGGGCCTGTTGATCCAACAGCACCAGTAGGTCCTGTGGGTCCTGTGGGTCCTGTAGCACCCGTCCCTCCTGTCGCACCAGTAGGCCCAGTCGGACCTGTAGCTCCTACGCTGCCTGTCGCACCAGTCGGACCTGTCGCACCTGTCGCACCCTGCGGACCAGCGTTCCCCGTCCCGACAACAGTAATGACGGCATCAACCGTAACCGCACTAACAGCAGGAGTGACCACCGCGCCAGCCGTAGCCGGCGTCCGTTCCACCACAATGTCGTAAGACGCATTAGAAGACCCCCTGTCAACGGTGATGAGAGTGGTAGCCATAAACTGCTACCTGGTCACATCTGCCAGGACCGTGACATTCCCCGCAAGAATCGTGGACACAACCCCCGACGCGGTTTCCTCCAAATCCCAAAACGCGATACCAACCGGCAGGGTCGCAGAATCCGTAGCAGACAACACACACGTCACCTGACCGTTCGCACCCGACGTAACCGTACAAGTGAACGACGCTTTGATAGTGGTCGAATCCTGGCTTGACCTGATCTGCGCCCGGTAGGTACGGCCCGTAATGTTCACAGGGGTAGACCCGTCAGACGTGATGGTGACGACAAGGGTTTCCGTGTCGCCACGGGTAATCGTCAAATCCTGGTCAGCGGGTACAGCCATAGCCCTACCACTTTACCTTATTTGCCCAGTACGCCGCCGACATCTTGCCCTTAGCGATGTTCTTCGCGTGGCGGGCCTTGAACGCCTTGTTGCGGGCCGACCCCTCCGGCGACCCCTGAACCCCTTGCTGACCGAACCTGATCAGCTTCACCTTGTCGCCTTCTTTGGCGAGAACAGCGTGGGACTTTGCGGCGTTGGGGGTTCTTTTCGGTTTG